CAACATAACCAGAATTCCCACCTGCGCCCCCCGTGTCCTGCGTGTCCCCTGTGGCATCGCGACCATGACCCCCACCGCCACCACCGCCTATACAGATAATCCTATAGTCTCCCGATATAGAGGGATCGTGAGTTCCTGAGCCCGTCAAAACAGTGTACCCATTACCAACCAGAGACTCAATGTTGCCTATAATATCAGCCATAAGGCTTTCGGTAATAGGGCTTTCTGCGTCGTATCTTGTTGGATCTATATAAACGTAGGTCATTTTATCTTATAACGTAGTCAGGAGCACCATCCGCAAAGAACCCAGAATCAGGCCCAATAAAAGCGTATCTTGATTTTAATGTGTCGCTAGCGTCTGTATAGTCAGGAAAATCAGAACCATCATGTAAATCTGGTGTAATAACCCCAAGTCTTCCAACATCGTTCATTGAATGAGCGACATAAGTATAAACAACACCTTTGGAACTATGCTTTTCTTTAGTCTGTAGAACTCGATAATCAACAGACCTTTCTTCCCCAAATTCATCAACACTTTGCCTAGTCTGGAGCTCGACAATGTTACCAGTCCATGCATCGTCATCTTTAGGGTCTACTGTATAGGTTATTACTTCCTTAGTGTTCTTGTACTCATTTAGTATTCTAGTAGCTAACTCACCAACTATGTTTCTTTTCTCTTTAGGAATCCATCTAGTAAAAATACTTCTGATTCTAGATTCATCATAAGCGTTAACGCCTTCTAGATTCGCTTCAATATCTATTTCAATGCGTTCAAAGTAGTTCTGCTTATCCATCTCTAAGACTGGATTTCTATGCCCATAGTAAACAAAGATTCTACTTAATCGGCCTTTAGTGTCTCTAGTTACAGATGTTGAGCCAGATATAAAACTATTTCCATCGGTAAAAGGTCCATAGTCTGAAGCTCTAGGTAATAGAGTATCTAGTTTAATTAATTGCTCTCGCTCATCCCACCATAAAAGAATTCCTAGCTCGGTTATCTCTTTTAATAAGTCTTGAACACCAATTGACTCAGTCAGTAGCGTAGACATTAAATAGTTTTGATACCCGTCATCAATCTTATCTGCCCATTCTGTAGTGTTTATGAATGAGGCATCAATACCCGTAACCGTAACAAGTAAATAATAAATAATATCATCTAGCCGAGCATTATTATAATAATAGCAGTTTTGAACCGTTGCCTCATCGTCATGATCGTCTGCCGTGGAAGCGGTCTTATAAAAGCTAGGCAATGCCGCCCTCGTCACCGTTAAAGTAAAACTAGGGGCTGTTCCTGATATGCTACTAATGAGCATAGTCTCATCGTCTACTCTTATGTAAGATTGCCCAGCATCATGAGCGGTTTTAATAACGCTATCAGCGTCAGTGATAGGAATGGAAGTGACTGCCGCGTTAATATCACCGTTCAATTCTGCACTGCTTTGTTCGGGAAATTGCTTTCTAGAGTTATCGGCAAACTTCAATGGGTCTTTGCCTGTGACGGTAATTTTACCGTCAGGAGTTGGACCGCTTATTTTATCAATGATGTATTGACGAGTTGAGAAGTTTGAGGCGTCATAGCTTCCATCATCTGCAAGGTAGCCTTGCTTAATCCTCATCACGCGACCTTCGTAATATTTCTGTCTAGCTAATAACTTACCCCAAAAGGTTGAGCGCTCGCTTGGGTCATAGTCTCTATCACTTAAATAAGGGTCTACGCCAATATCAGTCCAAGGCATATCGGTCAACTGAACCGTTGCCTTTGCCCTGATGCCTAGCCCCTTAGATGGAGTTAAAACAGTTGGGCTATGACTTACGCCTGTAATAGTTGGGAAGGTTGGAGCATCCCCAGCGGCTTGAATACCGTCAATAATATGGTCGCTAAATCTAAATGTCTTAGTGGTCTTGGCATAGTTTGCCGTATCTTGGCAAGTACCGAACGTATTAAAACACTTTAGAGGGGCTGAACCTGAAGCGGTACAAGGGGTTGAACCATACGTCAAAGAGCAAGCGTCTAGGTCTAGCTCTAGGATGGTTACGGCTTGCTTGCCTACCTTTATTTTTTGTTCATCGTACCCCATTATGGATCTGGTTGTCTACAAATAATAGGCATAGAAACCGACATCAAAGGCGTTGGAGTGATGTTCTTAGGTGGGTTAATCTTTGAGGCTACACAATAAACTGATTCTGTGCCATACTCTGTAGGATTCCATTTATAGAAAAAACCTCTACCTTTAGAAGCGTGCAATGCGAATGGATCCCAAGTATCACGAACCCACGTTTCTGTTAAATACATCAAGTCAATTGAGCTCTTAACATCAACACGCTTTACACTTGTACCAAGAATAGCGCCATTTTCAGATATATTATTGCTCTGTACTATCCCCTGTGTAAGTCTTGGAGGGTTCACCCCTGCGTATTGCCCGCGTTCCATCTCCATGAACTCGCCAACCATTAACTGTTTCATGTAATGAGGCCCAGCTCCCATATTAAACTCTATTCTTATTCTCATCCCAGCGGCTACAGTTACGCTTGTAAAGGTTCTAAAAGTCAAAGACCCATCGACTGCGGCGGTTGTATCAAGAGATGTGAATGTAGAGGGTGAAGTTTCGTAGTAGAGATTAACAGAATATAAACCAGTACCGCCTGACTTTGTATTATAGAAGCACCAACAATCTATATCTCTAGCGTTAGTGAGAGTTATATCTATAGCGGTTACAGCGCTCGCCTCTGGCTGAAATAAAGAAAAGTCTTTATAGTCATAAACATTAGCATGATTAAAACCGTCTATTTCTGTGCCTGTGTATGATACAGTAGCACCGTCATCATAGAAAGCATTATCGTAAAGAACTCTAGATAAATTAGCCATTATTTAATTAACAGCTCCCCGCCGTCCTCTTGGTATTCTCTAAGTTGAGCTACTAAAGCCCTAGCACTGTCACCGCTGATATTATCGCCTGTGATGTTTATGGTTGCTTCAGTTATATTGGTTGGGCCTTGTTGTTCTGCTGACTGTAGAGCTTCAGAACTTGCCGAGGCTGGAGCACTAGCGCCACCGCTTGAACTACCGCCTCCTCCTCCGCCGAATTGAACCGACTGTATCTTGGATACCTGAGCCATACCAGAGGCCGCAACCTGAGCCATAGCCACAAGGTTATAAGGATAAGGCAATTCAAGAGCCTTAGCCGCGCCTTTAAAAGTTGATATAGTCGCATCAGCTATACCTAAAGCCTTATTGAACTCAAAAAGCTTTCTGCTTCGCCCTTGCGTTATAGTTAGTAAATCATTAAAAAAGCCTTTCGTCACTCTTAATTTTCCCTGCGCTCCAGACTCCCAAAGCCACTGAGTTTGTCTTATCTGGTCTTTATATTGATTTAATTCCCTATCTAAAAACTCTTTTCTCTGATTCTCTAACGCTTCAAATTGTTCAAAGTTTCGAGCCATTAAATCCTCGAAATCATCAGGACCATAAACCCCATAGCCCATATCTAGGTTCTTTTTCTTTTCCTCTTCGTCAACTTCTTCTTCGCCTTCCTTCGGTCCTTCTTTCTTACCGTCAGCGGTTAAACCGAATTGTCTAGATAACTCATCGTTTTCTAGATTAAAATTCTGAGGGCCTTGAATCGGTCCTGTAGCCTGTTCCTCTTCGTATACTGCTCGCCTTAAATCTTTTAGCTCTCTATATAGTCCGAGCCTCTGTTTGATCAAGGCGTTCTTTTTACGGCTTTGCTCGGTGTTATCAATTAGTTCGTTTAATTCTGCTAGTCTTTTTTCTGCATTGGCTAACTTATCCGAGTTTGTAACACCTAATTCAAGCCATTTATTAATCTCTTTTAGGCCCTTAACAGTCCCAGATAAGAACTCCGCCATAGCAGGGGATAGCGCGACGATTACCTCGTTTAATAAACTATCAAATCCTGCCTTTAATTTCTCAAACTCTTTATTAGCTAGCGCTATCCTTTTAAGTTCCACCTCAGATAATACCGCGTTTAATTCCCTAGCTTCTTGTGCGAATCTGTCTAAACCTTCCGAACCCTCACTTAATAAATCATTTAGTTGAAACATAGAGTCATTGATCTCATCAGCAACGAACCTTCTATTTGCATCAGAGGCATTAGCCATAGCATCAGCGAATCGTCTAAACTGCTCATCAACTGGAAGGTTTACAAGCTCTTTAGATTTTAAACCAACCTTATTTAGAGCCTCTTCGTATGCTGTCGCGCCCCCCGCCGCGTCGGTTATTTTGACGCTTAAATCCTTAACCGCATCGGCCATTGTTTCAGAATCAATACCTACAGACTTAGCCGCAAAAGATAACTCTTGAAATTTTTCTACCGATAAACCGACCTGCCTAGCTGTTTTTAATATACCCGCCGTTGAGGACATCTTATCCAACATTGATATAAATGGGGCCATAGCCGCCTTTGCGCCTTCTACAGCTAAACCAAAAGACCCTAACCCTTTACTAACTGCCCCGACACCAGACGAGACGACACCGAATGACGCGGCCATCCTCTTCCCAGCAGAAGCCGTGGAATCTGTGGCTACATCTAGTTTTCTTAATAAATCAGTTACGTCGCCTTTAATCTCAACAACTAATTCATCAACTTTATTCTTAGCCATTAACAAACTCCTTTATATCAGCAGTTTCTTTAGAGGCTAACCGTTTAGCTTTATTCTGTTCGTGACGATCTTCAAAGTTTGCCATCCATTCACTAGTCATTTTACTCTCGTCAATTTCTGGCTCTGGTTCATCATCACATTTTATGATATTAAAGTATTCAGTCAACGTCATATTCCAAGCGTCAATGGGACTAATACTATGATGCTTAATAAGTCTAGACGGAAATCTCCACCACTCTACAGATAGATTTCCCTTTTTGTTATTTGCGGAATCTAGCTTTCCGCGTTTAGCTTTTTTAGCCTTCCATCGCTTGCGACGGCTTTAGTTAAATACTCCATTGCAAAAGGTGTGCACTCTGGAAAACCTGTCTCTTGGCATAGTTTCCCGATAGTTTCAAATGAGGTCTTTCCTTCTTTTTGAAATATCTCTTCCCCTCTAATTCCCGCCCATATTGCAGTAACTATTATCTTGATGCTAAATCCGCCATCATCACTAAACTTATTCATAGCGTGAAATATATCCAACCCCGCCTTATCGTTAAATTCCATAATAGATTCAAAAGTTGGTCTAAGTGTGTACTTAGTCCCGTTAAGTTCTATCTCGAATGAAGCGCGGGCAGGGTTGGGCATATTAATTATTTATCTAGGCAAAAGTTGGCTCACCGTCATTGCTTAAAGTACAACTAAAAGCTTGGGCATTATTATATTCTCCAGTGTACTCAAAGCTGTCAATATGGAAATCACATGTTACTGTCTTACCATTACCGTAAGCTAACTGCAAATCGACTAAAGTATCACCTTCTGCCGCCGCTTCCATTAATGCGAATTGAGCGCCATCATTAACCCATCCATTGAAAGAAACAGCTAGACTTCTTTGACCCGCGTTGAGCTTATCAGCCCATCTGTTTGAATCTTTATCACTAACGTCAATAACTTCGTTGTTGATAGTTAAAGTATGAGAAATACATCCCGCTATAGTCATATAGCCTGTATTCTCAATCTTGAGGACCATGTCCTCGCCATTATATTTTGCCATTTTTTTAGTCCTCTATTAGTAGGTTAAAAGTAATGATTCCATGATGGGACAAACCATCACTTTCTAAAAACGTATTGTATCCTGTGGAAGTCATCAGTAAATTTGTTGACCCCAGTGTAAGCACTAAAGGAGTGCCATTAAATTCAGCGTGAAGATAGTCCATCATCTTTAAGACTTCCACGTCTCCATCTGTGCCTGTCCAATAATCAAAAGTAAGCTCGCCCTCAGTGAATCGAGAGCTTTTATCTGGCATATCGTCAGCCTCACCCCATCTAACAACTAAGTAAGGCGGTTGAATCGTATCTTTAGGGACGTGATTATAGACCTTAGTTCCGACTAGACTTGAAATGTTCGCGTCAGCTTTAGCTCTAGCAACCGCTTTAACTAATACATCATAATGCACGCCTGACCCCTTGGGCTAACATAGCCTTGATTTTTTTACGGTTACGTTTTAAGGTTGGCCTCATGTATGGCCTAGCCCTCATTTTCTTAGTGCCAAATTCTAAATCCAAAGAATAAGGTGCAGTTGATTTAAACTCAACATTGTAAACACCTTTACGACCTCTAACAACTCTTGACCTAATACCACGAACTAAACCACCTAGGTCATGGTTAGGAGCTTTACCTTTAACCGATACAACGACAGTTCTTTGTGGGTTGTACCGTACATCCGTACCGCCATAACTCTTCTTTTTAATAGACTTAATAACGTCAGTCTTCAGAAGTTTAGCGACATCAGATAATACCGCCTTATTAACTTGGCCTAATCTTATAGCAGTAGCATAATATTTTTTCTTTAAATGCTCATGCCCTCTAACGTGAACACTTATACTAGACACTAAACCATCCGCTTGTATCTGTATCGATTCTCAAATATTGGCCTCTATAAGAGCTCTTGCCATCGCCACCAACTCTTGTGACCGATGTAACATTTAAGGCTCTGCCGTCTAGCTGTACTCTATCGGTTGCATAAACGTCTGTTCTATAATTCGTATAAATAGTGATACGCCTTTGTGTCTCAAGGGCGTCTCTATCTAAAACTTCATTGGCGTTTCGTTCGTCAATATAGGCGTAAAGGTTACCTTTAGAAACCCAAGTTACGACTTGACCGCCCCCACCGTCGTCAGCTTCAGAGCGTGAGAATAGCTCACAATAAGCATCAAAATGACTTCTGCACAATTTCATGTATCAAGTATCTTGTACTTGTCTATAAATGTATTAGCGCCTGACTTGGTTACACATGAACCATCACAGTCACCGCGATTAGTATATAAGTGAGAAGCGGCCATAATAATGCCTCTTCTAATGGATGCTGGAACATCTGTGGCATTGTCGCCATATCCTGCAATCCAAGTTATTTTAATATTATTACTTCGTCTTAATGATGTTGGTATGTCTGCCGTATCATTCAAGATAAGTTTAGGATTCATATTATCGTCGAAGTTATCGAGATAATAATTAGTCGCTGAATAAGTAGATTCGGTATTATCTGAGTCGATAGTTTCAACCGTTGTGATTGATTGAGCTGGCGTCCAGTCCATAATCATACAACGCTTGCCTGAATAAATAGATTGTAGTGAGGCTATCCTATGGCCTGTAAACCATTCCTCGTCTACTGAACCAAAGTTATCGCCATAACTTACAATAGTTTGAGTTATAAATTTACGACCTGTATAATCTTCACAATAAACTCTAGCGTCAATTATGAGCTGAGTCAGTAAAGTATCTTCATTCGTTGCCGTTATTCGTAAAGCGTCCTTTAACTCAGCTAAACTAACTGGTTCACTCGCTGGCTGTACGCTTACTTTGCTTTTCACGCTTTACCTTCGGTTTGGTTGCTTTTACTTCTTTCTTAATAACAGCGGGCTTTGTTTCACGTTGCTTGAACGATTCACAGTAACCCGCCTCAATGTATTTGACGGCCTTAGATGTTTCAATAGAAACCTTAGAGCCCTCTTTATAAAAGACACGGTTAACCCCATCTGGAAAACAGACGAGGTCTTTCTTGAAGATGAGGTCAACGTGAGCCATTTATTAGTCGTTCCCGCTAACAGGTGCTAAGTCAGGTGATCCACCAGCGAAACAAACAGATACTTCACCGCCAGTAGTGTTAGTCCATACTGCTCTCAAGTAGCGCTTTGAACCAGTATAACCGATAGTGATTTCAGTATCAGTTGCATCAACTGCGTTGTCATTAGTGCCGATGATGTCAGCAGAAGCGGCATCAGCATAACCAGACCCAGAAGTGTCAGAGTCTTGAATCTTAACAGTACCAACAGCA